AATCAGCCTGCGTGAGCAGCCACTTATCAATGGAAACGAGCGCGGCACATGGCGCGCCCATTCCACCGGTGCCACCGATGATCGCAAACGATCTTCGATTCACCACCTGGTTCGACCGGGCAACCCCGGACGTTCCAGAAGACCTGGCTCCCTACTTGAAGGGAAACCATGTCTATGCCACAAAGCAAGTACCATCTGTACTTGCCTTGCGTGGTACGCGTAACGTCACTCTTAAAGCTAAGGCTGACGTTGCCGTTAGGAACGGTATTGCATTGCAATATTATTCCTTAGGACCAAAGGGAGGGAAAACCCACTCTCTGGTACCTGATCTCACGACGGGCTTAATGCAGCACGATGTGAAGATATTCGATAGCGAGCTCAGAGAACACGTTATCGAGAAGAGCTGGAAAGAGGAGCTACCTCCTCCTTCAGACTCTAAGTTCGTTCCTAAACCCAACTGCGGGTATAGGCCGATCTACGAGGACCCCTTTGCGATTATCGCAGCGAGGACTTTCGTGTCGCTCTCCGGGAAAGAACCCCCGGAGACGATTGTCTGGCCGGGAGACGGGATACGTCTCTCGGACAAGATTCCACCGTACTGTCTGGACCCAGACATTGCGGGGAGGGCTCTCAAGAACACGTGTCGGTTCTTTGAGATCCCGCAGGCTGCACAGAAAATGCACCTGCTTCTCGAGCATACGTTCTGGGGACGTAAGTTACGAGATCTTTGCTCTATCAGATATGATCAGTCTGATGGGACAAAGGCCCAGAAGAAGGAACGTGCAGCCACGGTCCGTTCTTGGGCGTCAGGGTTGGTTCAGAGGCTGAACCATTTCCTGCAAGGCCTAGGCGATCCTTTATGGAGCGTCAAAAGCCGTAAGAGCATCTACGTGGACCAAAAGCCACGTAGCACTCAGCACCGTGCTAAGAGGTTAATTGAGCTTCTTAAAACGGTTGACGGGATATTCGTGCAGAGATACATGAGTGTTCCCGAAGAGCGATGGACATGGCATAGATATGACTTGTTCACGCTAAAGAATCTGTCTGCATTGATTGGAGACGAGTTCTTTGATGGTGAAGTGGCGGTAGGATACCACCAAGTCACCACAAGGTATTCTCAACTTAAGAAGTTGAGGAAATCCTTTAAGGATCTGTCTAACCGCGAGCAGTTAGTTAGCTTCCTTTCCGACAAGGAGCAGATACAATCGTCTGTTCCCCGTTGGCTGAACGATTGGCTTCCTGTGTGGAGGTACACTCGTTCTTTCGAGAAACCGTTCGCCCTGGCTCAGGTCGACGGACTTCTCTCACAGACTCGTGCGGCAGGTACGCCGCCCGATATCGTGAAGATGCAGTCAAAGAGAAAATTTATCTCTACTGTATCTGAGAAACCGTCCGATCTAACCGATACGGATAAGGCTCTCATCAGGGCTGCGCTCGCCAAATTTGACGAGACGGTTGACCCTAGCATATTCACAGGTCTTGATACTAAGGCCCGTGTTACGCTCACCATCTCCTCTTGCTGGGAAAAGACTCAGGAAGAAGGAGGAACCATACAGGCGATCAGTGAGATCGTCCATATGGGTGCAATCGGAAAGAAGGTCCCTAAACGAGACCTCTTCTCCGGTAGTGTCGTCGGAGAAGTTGAATACTCCTCTGAGGATACTGGTACGTACATCTTCTGGGCTTGCCTAGACGAAGTACTTAAGGCCAGCCCTGATGAAATTAACATGGCTGCCCTTGTGATGGTCTCCGAGCCGGGAAAGGCTCGGACGGTCACCAAGGCCACAGCAGCACTAAAGGTTGTGCTGGATGTGGTAAATAAGATCTGTTCTTGGCCTTTGACCAAGATAGAATCTTCTTCCAGTGGTATGGCTCGCGCAAGCCATGCATGGAATTCCTTCAAGAAGTCGTTTACGTCTTCTGGCAAGGATATCAGTTTCGATCCTCTTCGCGAAGAGGTCGTCACTGGACCGAGTGGGGAGCGGATTAAAACCACTACCTACCGGGACGTGTTCATGTCGTCAACAGACTACGAGAACGCGACTGACGCGATGCATCATGGAGTCGCTTCCATGATATCGCGGTACTGGATGAAGAGGTGCGGCATCCCGCCTATTCTCCAGATGATTGTTCAGAGGACATGTTACCGTCCCCGGCCAATCGTGTTCGAAGCGCGCGGCCCAATGGCTGCGTACGGCGAACCGTGGGACAAGGAGAGCCCTTTCTCCAATCCCCACTATATCATGCTTCGTAAGGGGGTCCTGATGGGAGACCCTCTCACGAAGCCCGTTCTTCACCTGGTAAATATCCTGGTGAGGACGGTCGGAATGCACTATTCCGACCCGAGTTTCCAAGAAAAGATTTTTTGGATTTTCGGGGACCACAGTATCGAAAGTTGTCAAATCGATGCTGCAGTCTGGGGTTCCAAACCCCGTTCTCCAAATGTTTGTAAGTCCAAGCACTTCGGAGAAAAGCGAGCCATCTGAAAAGATGGGCCCGCTCGCCGCTCTGCTGGAAGAATATCCAGTAGACCCGACGATCGTCGATCCGGTAGTTTCACTACCGGAATCAACGTCACACAATGTCCATCAGGTCGA